ACAATGCAAAAATTATTTCAAGTTTTAGAAGAAATTAATTAACTTTAACACAAATCAAATCACAAACGCAATGAAAAAACAAGTCACAACAAATGTCCGCATACCTGCGGAATGGTTAAAGATTTCCCTTGCAGACATTATGATTATGGTTACCGCTACCATCAATGACACTGAGGATATGGTAGATGTGCAGGTAAGAGAAATTCTTATGCCAGGTTACCACTGCTTAAACATTATGCCTCAGTTTCATTCTGCCTTTTATGAGTTAGTTGAGCAGAAGTGTATGGATGCTTACACGTTCAAGATGGATTCAGAGTATGATTACGAAACCTATCCTGATTATGCCATCTGATAGAATTGAGATGACACTTGAGGTTAAAGGCGAAGTCCGAGCAACTGCATTCCCTCAAAGGACCTTTGAAGGTATAGCAAAACAAAGAAGGCAATGGTATTACTTTTATGGTTTGAAAAGCATTAAGGATTGGGAAATTTACATTTCTCATATCTCACCAATGAAAGAGAACACACCTTTTAAGATAGAAAAACCTTTTCCATATTTACTAAAATCACAACAAAATGACACAACAGAACAAGAATCAAGACCAACAAGCCTCTATTGCGAACCAGTTAATCTTGCAGGGGGACTTATCGAAATTGTCGGCAGGAGACAAAGTGAGGTATTATAACGGGTATTGTGAACGTATGGGACTTGACCCATTTACCAAACCTTTTGACATCCTCAGACTTAATGGCAAAGAGGTACTCTACTGCACAAGGTCAGGAACTCAGCAATTGAACAAGTTGCACAAGGTATCACACTTGATTACCTCAAGGGATACAAACGCTGAAGCAGGTGTTTATATTGTAACAAGCAAAGCATCTCTACCTGATGGCAGATGTACTGAATCAATCGGAGCAGTAAACATTGCAGGACTTAAAGGTGAGATGTATGCCAATGCCATTATGAAAGCGGAAACCAAGGCAAAGAGAAGGGCAACACTTGACCTCTTGGGATTAGGTGTTCTTGATGAATCAGAGGCAGAAAGCATCCCTAATGCAACCACAGTGGCACTTCAAACAATGGTTGAAGCATTGCCACAAATGGAGGTTGAAGCGGTTGAGGTAATTGAGGAAGATGCAGAGTTAAGCATTGGCAGACTTGCAATCGCAATCAAGAAGGCAAGTAACATTGTTGAACTCAAGGCGGTATATGATGCCAATAAACACAAAATAGAAACTAATTCTTTTATCAAGGACCAACTAAAAGCAAGAAAGAATGAACTCCTTAAAGGTTAATGAAATAAAGGTGGGGGATATTGCCCCTACCAAATTTGGCATTGAGTTAATGGCAGATGCTATCCAAGAGCAGGTTAATGATGGACTGCTTGACCCATTAGAACTGGCAATTAAGTTCAATGGTTTGGAACAATTGGTTAAGTCGGTAAAGACCCGAATTACTGCCAATGTTCTTTCAGAACTAATGAAGCATCCTAAAGGAAAAGCAGAGGTACTTGGTGCATCAGTTTCTCAGATGGATTCCGTTAAATATGACTTCTCAGACCTACCTGGTTGGTCCGAACTTGAAGAGCAGATTACCTTGTTAAAGGAAAAGCAAAAGGAAATAGAGGACAAAGAAAAGACCTACCACAAGGGTGACCTGCCAATTAAGTCAGTAACTTCAACCTTCAAAATTCAACTACAAAAATAGAAATATGCAAAAGTTAATTAGTCTGAACATTGACGTTAGTAAAATTGATTCTAAGAGACTCTACAAGGGTAAAAAAGGGCAATATTTGTCCGCGACTTTATTCCTCAAGGAAGAGGTGGACCAGTACGGCAACAATGGGTTTATCGTTGAGTCCATTACAAAGGAAGAAAGAGAAAAAGGACAGAAAGGTACAATTATCGGGAATGCCAAATTTATGTCAGCAGGTGGAAGTAAACCATCTCAGTCTATGGACTTTGAAGATGCCCCATTTTGAGAAACCAAAGGAGAGGTTAAATTGACCTCTCCTAATTCTTTCCTATGTTAGTTGGACACCTACAAAAAAACTTTGATATAGATTTACGCTTTGGTAACGATGGGGAAAGTATTGCACTATCACTTCTAAATGGAGGTCAGAAAATAGAAGTTAAAACAGATAGGATTGCACACCTCACAGGAAACATTGCAGTAGAATTTAGATACAAAGGTTATCCATCAGGAATCAGTACAACTGAGGCAGACTATTGGGCATTTGTTTTGTATAATCATTTACGGATATTTTTTATTGAGATAAATGAGTTGAAAGCAATTGCACGGGAATGTTACAAAGAAGGTAGAATTAAAAATGGTGGAGATAACAATAGGTCAGAAATGGTTTTAATTCCTTTAACCAAATTAATCAAATAACATGAAAAGAATCTTTGAGTGGGTCTATTTCATCTTTGTATCCATACCAGTTGCAATCATTGTCCATATCTTAGCATCAATTGCCCTAATGCTTAAAATTAAATTCAAATGAGAGATTTAACCTATCATCTTGAGAACGCAGTTGAGTATCTTGTCTATGACCTTAGCATTGAGGACATAGATGAACGCAGAGCAAAGGCGGTCACCTATCGGTCAGGCAAGTGCGTTTGTAACTTTATGGGATATCCTCCTAATAAGATTAGCGACTTAAGGCAGGTTGGTCGCAAGGTAATCAGCAGGATTGATGGCAAAACCTATGCGGTCCGAGTGAAGAAAAAAGAGGTTACAAATGAATGATTTTGTATCTTTGCAAAGTAGACAAGCATTTGAGGTAGTGTGCAGATGCTTGTTTGTAAGTACAGACATAAATGGGGAATCGGGTAAACACACTACACCTGAATCCCCTTTTTTTATTTATGGCAAAAGACCCTGCAGTGCTTTTTTATACTTCTGATTTTTTGACTGGAGTACGCAGAATGACCTATGAGCAAGTAGGTAAATACATTACTCTTCTTTGTATGCAGCATCAATATGGTTCATTAACTGAGAAAGATATGTTGCACATATGTGGAACATATGATGAAGATATATGGTGCAAGTTTGAGAAAACTGATGCAGGATTCTTAAATAAGAGAATGCATGAAGAAGCAGAAAAGCGTAAGAGATACTCAGAATCAAGAAGGAATAACAAGATAAAAGGTATAGAATCTAAACACATGACTAACATATGTGAATCATATGATAAACATATGGAAAATGAAAATGAAAATGTAAATGAAGTTATAAATAAAAATAAAATACAAAAAGGTAAAGGATTTTTAAAACCTGAGTTATTTGAAGTACAGAACTATTTTGAAGAACTTGGAAACCTAAATGAAGCAGAGGGATTTTTTAACTACTATGAGAGCAATGGTTGGAAGGTAGGAAAGAACCCTATGAAAGATTGGAAAGCAGCATCAAGAAACTGGATTAAAAACTCTAAAAATTATACCAAAAATGGAACAAGCACTAAGTCAAACTTTGACATCTATAATGAGAAACGAAACGAAATCCATGACTACTTCTCCGAGATTGACAGACTCAGAGCAACTGGACTTGGAACGATTTAAACTTGCAAGGTCATCGGAAAAGTTAAACACTGTAAGCATTGCTCTTGTGGTTGATGAACTTATAAGGGGAATGCATAAACTTGGCATTAAGGGAGATAAGATACCCAACAAAGAGGAACTATCTGTTATGTATAAGTCAATCGTTGAGGAATACCCTAATATCAAGTTCGGTGAGTTATCCCTTGCTTTTGATTTAGCAAGTAAAGGGAAGTTAGATATGGAAGCAGAAACCTATCAGAACTTTTCAGTATTGTATCTGCATAGATTACTCAGGTCATTCGCAAGGTATGGTATGCAGAAGTTAAATGAGATTAAACCAGTGCAGGAATCTAAATGGCAACCAAGGTACATATCTGATGATGAAAAGATAGAAACTGCTTTTGATTGCTACTCTAAGTTTAAGCAATGGGATAACATAGTGTTCGGTATTGATGTCTTCCATATCCTGCACAAAAGAGGTAAAATCATTGTAGAGGTTGAAGACACCTATGACAAGGTAATCAAGGCAATGAATGACAGAATGTTTCAAGGTAGCAGACAAGACAAGATAGACATCAAGAACAAGTTAAAAGATGATGACTACATGGAGCATCAGTGTATGAGAATGGCGGTATCTTGCTACTTTGATAAAATTTTAAAAGATAAATGATGGATATCTCAGCGGGACAAATTACAAAGTTTGCATTAATGAAATTGGAAAGCATGGGTTATTATGTGTGGAGGTGTAACAATCTTTCTGTACCTGGTCGTAAGTTTATTGGTGAAAGAGGTGTGTCAGATATAACAGGATTCTGCAAGAATACAGGCAAGGCGGTCTATTGTGAGGTTAAAACTATTAAGGATAAATTAAGCGACTTTCAGATAGTTTTTCTCAATAGGGCAAAGAATGCAGGTGCTTTGTGTTACCTTGCAACTGACAATAAAGGCATCCCTGAACTGAATGAATGGGTCTGACAAAGAACGATATCATAGCAGGTCTATACACAGACAAGGATATAGACAATGCCATCAAGAAGATGCAACCATTTGAGTTGCAAGATGACTTGAGGCAGGAGATGTTTATGGTATTGTGTGAGATGGATGAAGAGAAGTTTATGACATACCATAAAGGTGGGTTCTTAAAGTTCTACTTGGTCCGAACTATGCTGACAATGATTAAGTCTGATAGGTCAACCTTCTTTAACAAGTTCCGCAAGGTGTTCACAGAATGGACCGAGAAGCACGATGCACCTGATGTGAGTGATACCATCCAAACCGATGAGATAACTGTTAAACTGAACAATTCTTTAAAGATTCTACATTGGTATGAACTTGAGATACTTAGACTATACTCAGAGAATGGACAGAATATAATGTCCCTTTCACGGGACACTGGTATTCCTTATCGGTCCCTTATGAAGACCATTAAAAAAAGTCGCACTTTACTTAAATATAAAATTAAAAATTATGTTATTGATTAAGACTGTAATTGCCTCTGTTTTTTTGGTATTTTATTTTATAGATATGACACGGTTACCTGAGAAGTTAAAATTAAACTTCAAACCGATTAACTGTAATCTATGTCTGTCATTTTATGTTGCTATCATACTTTACATAGTTCCAGTATGGGTACTTAATTGTGTTTTGGTTGCCTCTGTTTCAGGGGTGATTGCTCCTTTGTTCAGTAACCTAATGATGAATATATTTTTTAAAAAATAAACACTATGACAAAAGAGGATGAACAATTTATAGAAGAAAATATCTACAACTTTGAATGTGTAAAGATTGGGTTTATGAAGAACCTACCCTTGCATATCTTGGTAGGATATGAGCAGATTTATAGAAGATATCTTGACCCTGGTTTTATTCTGACAAGTTGGTGCAGTTCGTGTGTAAGTAGCATGATGAAGCGACTGATTATCTTTTGGGATGAATACCAAGCAAAGAAGGTACTTGATGCAGAAGTTGTGCAAGAACCTGTACAAGAACCAAAGAAGAAAGGTAGACCATTTAAAAATAAGCAATGAGAATCATAACAGTCGGTCAAAGAAACTCAGGGGTATCTTTTCATAGGTTGTTCAATCCCGTAATCTATCTGCCAAAAGAATACGCAATGATGACAGATGTGCTTACCGAGGAAGAACTTGAAAAAGGATATGACATACTTTTTATCAATCGGTATATCGCAGGGATGGAGGTAGAAGAGGTTGTAAGATTACGAGATAAGTACGGATTCAAGTTGGTAGTGGATGTGGATGATTATTGGAACTTAGACCCTTGGCATATCCTTTACGGCAAATATCCTACCAAAAAGGTCATTGACCATATCAAGGTAGCAGACTTGGTAACTTGCTCCAATAATGATTTAGCGGTCCACGTTGATGAACTAAACAAAAATTGGATAGTAATACCAAACGCATTGCCTTATGGCGAGGACCAGTTCACGGATGTAAAGACAGAATCAGAGAAGGTCCGCTTTGTTTATGCAGGTTCAGTAACACATGAGAAAGATATCGCAATACTCAAGAATCCAATGAAAAGAGTTGCAGGAGATTCAATGGTAAAGAATAACTCAACTTTTATCCTTTGCGGTTACTCAGAGGATAAGCAAGTAGCAGAACCTTGGGGAAGGATGATTAATGATTATATGTGTGGGTTTAAAGTTGATGGTTACATACGGGGTGCGTTACCAGTGGACCAATACATGAACTTTTATAATGAGGCAGATGCTTGTCTTGTTCCTTTGGTAGATTCCAAGTTCAACTCAATGAAATCTAATCTCAAGGTCTTGGAGGCAGCAACTAAGAATGCACCTGTCATCTGTTCAAATGTGAAACCTTATTCAGAGTGTAAACATATCATCCGAGTGAACAATCAAGCGGATTGGTTCACAAATATTAAAAAAGTTGTCAAAGATGCTATATATAGACAAGAGATGGGTCTTGCTAATGGGCAGTGGTGCAGGGAGAATTTTGATTTAGTCAAGGTAAATAAGTTAAGAAGACAAGTTTTTGAATCATATAAATAAAACACAATTCAAATGAAGGCACAATTATCCTTTGACCTTGATGATTATGATGATAAGATAGAGCATTTAAGATGTGTTCAGGCAGGAGATTTATGTAGTGCAGTTTGGGAATTTATGAACAATACAAAAGAGAAGTTGACACAGAATGCAATGAATCAAAATCTTGATATAGAAGATTCAATCAGTTTGGTTTACAAACAATTTTGGGAGATATTGGATGAAGCAAACATAGACATTGATAAACTAATTTACTAAATATGCCAGTAATTAAATGTAGTAACGGAAAGTATCGCATCGGGTCAGGTCAATGCATCTATTCAACCAAAGAGAAAGCGACTGAGGTATGGACCGCAATCCTTGCAGGAGGTAAGTATGCAGACAAGAAACCAAAGGAAAAGAACACAAAAACCAAACGCAATGGATAAGGTACTAATCGCAATGGCAGTGCATGACACTGAAGAGAATAAAAGGTCAGAACTTACTGAGAGAGTACTGAACTCATTATACAATCAGGATATATTTACAGACCATGAATTTTGGGTAGTAGATAACAATTCTTGCGATGCAACTAAAGAGGTCCTTGAATCTTGGGCAGAGGATGGATACATAAACCTTATCACCAACGAGCAAAACATTGGAACTGCTGAAGCGGTTAACCTTGCTTGGAAGCATCGCAAAACAGGTCAGCACTGCATCAAGATGGATAATGATGTAATTATAGACAATGTTGATTGGGTGAAAGAAATGGTGGAAGCAATAGAACGTGAGGCAAGGATAGGAATAGTAGGACTCAAGCGTAAAGATTGTTGGGAAGAACCGAATCACGCACTTCCCGATTGGAAAAGTGAGTTAATTATGCTACCACACTTCGCAGGGCAAAGATGGATAATAGTTGAGAAATGTCACCACATTATAGGTACTTGTCAAATGTATTCCTCCGCTTTGCTTGATAAAATAGGGTATCTTTGCCAACCTAATCTGTACGGGTATGATGATGTTCTTGCATCTCATAGGTCAACAGTAGCAGGGATGTGGAATGTGTTCTTGCCTCATATTGAGATAGAACACATAGACAAAGGGGAAACGGAATACCAAACGTGGAAGGAGAAACATAGTGCAGAGGTTACTCAGCAAGTTATTAAGATGACCCATGAATACTATCACGGAACAAGACCAATATATTATAACCCATTCCAATGAAAGTAATCGTATCACTTGACAATCCTAACCACGCAGGTTGGTTAAAGTTGGAAGAATCCCTCAAGCAACACGGGTGGTCCTATCATCCAATAGTCAGAGAGTGGAAAGGGTTCGGCACTAAGATTATAGGACTTTATGAGTATCTATGTGCAACAGATACGGATGACTTTATCTACCTTGATGCTTATGATAATTATTGCATCTCTAATCCTGATGAGTTTAACTATAAGCACAGAGGGCAAAGCGGTCTGATTATAAGTTCAGAGAAAGGATGCTATCCTGATGTACATAATATGGGTAAGTTCCCTGTGGTAGACCATGAATGGAAGTTCTTAAATAGTGGGCAGATTTACGGAAATAAAAAAGATTTCCTTGATATCTATCATAGCAATCCTCCGAGGTTTGAGGATGATGACCAAAGATGGTACACAGAACGCTTCCTTGCTATGCCTGACAAGATAGGTCTTGATTACTGCAATATCTTCCAATCCGTTGCATTTGAGGTGGAAGGTGACTTTAGTTTAACTTACAATAGGTTATATAACAATAAGACACATACCTTCCCGATGTTCATTCACGGGAATGGTAAAACCGACATGACTAAATTTTATGCACTATGACCCCAAAAGAGAAAGCATCTGAATTGGTATCAAAGTTAATGTCAAAGGTTATAAGTAAATATGTGGCAAAAGATTGTGCATTGATAGCAGTTGATGAGATTCTTGGTCACATGGGTGCAGACAGAGGAGTTGAATTTTGGCAAGAAGTAAAAAAAGAAATAGAAGCAATATGATGGAATGGATAGTTAAAGAATATACCGACAAGGTAAACGCAGACACAGAACTAAAAGCATATCGGGACTGGATAGAAGCAAACGCTTTCGGATTCGGTGAAAGATGCTTTCTTTGGATGTGGAACGATATAATCAAGAGAATGCCTGAAGAGTTTACCTTTATGGAGATAGGGGTCTTCAGAGGACAGATACTTGGACTTGTTAAACTACTTGCAGACCGACACGGCAAGAAGATTAGGCGAATCGGAATCACTCCGCTTGATACATCCGATGGACATTGGGAGTCTGACTATGAAGCAGACATCAAGAAACTGCATGATACCTTTTACATTCCCGATGATTACGAACTAATCACCTTAGATTCAACCAATCCCGTAGCGGTCAAACTTGCATCTCAGAATCCTCCTGATGTCCTATACATTGATGGAGGACATACTTATGAGGTGGTAATGGCAGACCTCAAGAACTATCTGCCAATCCTAAAGGTAGGAGGTACACTGGTAATTGATGACTGCAACAATGCTATCCCAATGCCTTGGGGTTATTTCGCAGGTATCCAATCGGTATCAAACGCAGTGGACCAATTCCTCCCAAGAGAAGGACAGACAGAACATTGGAAGCATGAGTTAAACTTGGTACATAATAGGGTACTTACAAAACTGAAATAAGATGGCAGCAGCAAAAGGAAACCAATATTATAAAAATAGGAAGACAGATGGCAGACCTAAGGCAATAGAATCACCTGAAGTGATGTATGAACTCTTTCAAGAGTATTGCGAATATACCAAAGCAAATCCAATCAAGGTTAAGGATTGGGTCGGAGGAATGGCGAAACCTGTTGTAAGGGAAAAAGAAGTTCCTTTGACTATGGAGGGGTTTGAGATTTACGGATTTAGACAAGGATATGTCATAGGATTAGACCAATATTTTGCCAATCGGGAAGGCAGATACGAAGAATTTGTATCTATCTGCTCTAATATAAGGCGAATAATTAGAGATGACCAAATTAAGGGAGGCATGGCAGGGATATTTAACCCAAGCATCACGCAAAGATTGAACAACCTGGTAGAGAAGACCGAGAACAAACATGAGGTAAGTGAAATAAAAATCACGAGGGATAGATAGTAAAGGATTCCTTGACAGTTGAATATGCAAGTAAATGTAAAACTTCACAATCCACACGATGCTCAGAGGAAGGTCATAGATTGCAATAAAAGGTTTATTGTGATGATGGCAGGGCGAAGGTTTGGCAAGTCCTTAATCAGTCAGACAATTGCCTTAGAAAGCGGAATAGAGGGTAAGAAGGTAGCATACATCACACCAACCTATCAACTTGGAAAGATATTCTTTCAAGAGTTGTTAGAGATTCTACCCAATGAAATATACAAAAAGAATGAGGCAGACTTGGTAATCACCTTCATAACTGGTGGGACAATCCGATTCTTCACGGGTGAGAGGTTGGATAATCTCCGAGGTCTTAAGTTTCACCTTTGCATAATTGATGAGGCATCGTTCATTCCTAACCTTGAAGATGGGTGGTTAAACTCAATCAGACCTACCCTAACGGATTACAAGGGCAAGGCATTGTTTTTGTCTACTCCAAAGGGGAAAAACTACTTTTATTCTTTGTTTATGAAAGGGAACGGAGGTGAGGAAGATTGGCAGAGTTTTAAGTTTAGCACCTATGACAATCCGTACATAGATAAGAGTGAGGTTGATAGTGCAAGGATGCAACTGCCTGAGGTGGTCTTTGAGCAAGAGTACATGGCAAACCCTGCCGAGAATGCTGCCAATCCTTTTGGGTCTGCTTACATTAGGCAATGCATCTTCCCGATGTCTACCAATCCTGTTGCCTGTTATGGTATTGACCTTGCCAAAGCGGTTGACTGGACCGTAGTCATAGGATTAGACAAGAATGGGTCTGTGTGCCATTATGAACGCTTCCAAAGGGATTGGAGGCAGACTAAGGAATATATCATCAATTTACCTAAAGCACCTATCCTGATGGATAGCACAGGGGTAGGTGACCCAATCTTTGAGGATATGCAACG